AAGAGTTGTCTGTATATTTTGACCAAGTAACCACAAAACCATATCTTATGCAATTAGAACATACGTTGCTTACTGAATATATTAATGATTTTAATTTTTCATGGTATAATAGTTGGACGAGTTTTAGTGAAATACGTTTTAATCGTTATAATGAACAAACAAATATGAAATTGCATTGTGACCATATTCATTCATTGTTTGATGGTGAACGGAAAGGTATTCCAACACTCTCTGTTCTCGGTAACTTAAATTCAAACTATGAAGGAGCTGAATTTGTTATGTGGGACCAAGTTATTCCTTTAGGTGAAGGTGATGTGATTATATTTCCATCAAATTTTATGTATCCTCATCTAGTGAAAGATTGCACCAAGGGAACCAGATATTCTTTTGTTTCTTGGGTTTGGTAATGACTGAATCTGACGCTGAATTATTTTATGAAAGAATGTTAAATTATTTTGGTTCATTACCACACTTTGAAAGAGAACCAAAACGTTTTGCATATTATGTTAGGTTATACAAATATCTAAATAGGCAATCAACCAAAAGTTGATTATATCAATAACCCAAAAGGTGAATAAAATGTTAGAAAACAAAAAAGAAAATGTCAAAGATTTAGCCACAGAGGCAGTTATAGCAAGTTTATTGCCCGAAGAAACCACACCATGCAAAGACCAAGACACCGGTTGCACAAAAAGATGGCTTGAATCACTATCAGACTGCGCTTAAGATAGATTTTATATAATGAATTTGTGATGAGTATATTACCTGAAGTTAAACAAGTCATAGACAATATTAAAAACTCAAATTATTTTTGGGTTGATTTGCCTATGACCATTCCCATTAAATACCTCAAAAGAATACCCTTTCCCGTAGCCATTGGTCCCAATGAGCTACTCGCCTATGTGTTAGCACTCAATGAGAATGAGGCCTATGAAAAAGTGTATGATTACCTCAATTCAGTAGATGATTCTGATACCATATTATAATTGAAATAGATAAGAGCTAAAAGAAATATAAACGTTATGATAAACATAAAAAAAATGAGCAGTAAAACAAACAATTTAACAGTTATTGTTGAACCTGAAATTTCTGGTATTTTTCCAACTCCCGTTTACGTTTCATATATGAACAGGCCATTCACACAAGAAGAAATGAATGTTTTTCAAAATGCGGAAAAAAAGACAGTACCTAATGATGGTAATGTTACAAGTGCTAATAATTATATTCTTAATGATCCTGGTTTGAAAAATATTCGTGATATATTAACTGCTCACACAACCGAATTTATCAAACGAATATACTCACCAAAATATGAAATGTTTCCTTATATCACACAATCGTGGATAAATTATACAAAAGAAAATGAATGGCATCATAGCCATGAACACCCAAATAGTTTTATTTCTGGTGTGTTATATATTAATGCGAATGAAGAATATGATAGAATTACATTCCAGAAAAAAACATATATGCAAATCAAACCAATTCCAAATGAATGGAATATGTATAATTCTGAAACCAGGTTCTATACGGTTAAAACCGGCATGATTATATTATTTCCATCTAGCACAACACACTCTGTTGATAATAAAGGCGGAGATAATAAACGCATTTCATTGGCTTTTAATACTTTCTTTAAAGGTACAATGGGTGATAACCAACAATTAACTGAATTAATTTTATAAGGATATATGATGCAATTACTTGAAGAAGATAGAAAAAAAGTCCACAACGCTTTAGTTGAGGCCAGCAATTCACTCACACGCATTGATGCTGAAAGAGATTTAATTAAAAATATCATCAATGATACAAGCAAGAACTTTCAAATTCCAAAGAAAACGATTAAGAAGTTGGTAAGAGTTTATCATAAACAAAACTTCTCTGAAGAAGTGGCTACACACGAAGAATTTGAAACTTTGTATGAGACTGTAACTAAAACAAACTAATGGTTATCACTTGGGTATTGGTTGTGATATTGAATTACCAGACATTATACATCGAAGAATTTGATAGTTTTGAAAGTTGCCAAAAACAATCACACGCAAAACTTATAGAAACCAATGACCCAAAAGCCTATGCTGAATGTAGAAAGATAGTAAAGTGAGAGATTTTGATATTAAGTGGATAGCAACCGCTCTGTTTATCACATCTGGTACCTTTATATCATTAAGATTACCTGGTATGCAATACGCATTTCCTGTATTGGTAATAGCACACTCAATATTGGTCTATGAATTTTATTTCAAGCAATTCAATAAACCATTAGTAATACATAATGCTTATTTTGCTATTGTAAATGCTTTTGCAACATATATTTGGATGGCACAATGACGCCATCTCAAAGAGCATTATACAAAGCTATTTCATATCGTGTTGTTGTATTAGCTGCGACAATACCTTGGGTTGGTTTTCACACAGCTATATGGTTATCCATAATGATGACCGCTTTATATTATATACATGAAAAGATTTGGCATAAAATTAAATAGGAGATTGGTTATGAAAGTAGTGAAAGTGTTAGTAGCAACAGCAATATTTTTTGGTTTGGTCGCAATTATTCCGTTTGGTATTATCTGGTCATTGAATACTCTATTCTATACTCAAATTCCATATACATGGGAGACATGGGCAGCTGCCACGATCCTATCAACCATTGTTTACGGTTCATCAGCTGCAAGCAATTATTCAAAGAAGAAAAAACAAAGAACAAGTTGGGGGTATTATGTCTAAAAACGAAATGCTAGGTAATTTGGTTCATTCAAAACCAAACGCAAGACAATTTGACGATATGAACAATCGTAAAGATTTTTTACATATGATTAATGATTTTAAAGCTGATATGAATGGTGCAATCAACACCATATCCAATAGTGATGTTCGTGGCACCATATCAGGTATATTCAGTAAGCATATTGTTAAACTTGAAAACAAAATTTATAGTTTAGAAGAAGAAATCAAATGATAGTTGAATTCGCAACCGCAGGTGTGATGTATATGGCTGATGCCACACCAACAAAATCACCAGCTGATTATTTAAACCCAATATCTTTAGCTGTATCAATCGCTGATGGTGTCTCCAACCGCATTGAAGAAAAGAATAAACCAAAACCTAAACAGATTTTATCGCAAGAGAAGTTAGATAAGTTTAAGAAATGGGAAAAAGAAGATTTTTACAAAGACGACCCATATAAAGAAATGTGGGATAAAGATTGGATAAGGAAATAATATGTCATATGCAGATATGCTCAAGGAATTAGTAGCCAAGAAGAATGAAAAGAATAATCAAGGTAAGAAAAAAAATGAATTAGACACTGGTAAAGGGCAAGTAAAAGACCAGGTCACATCACATAAACCAGCAAAAAAATCAGCAGGGAGAGGTAGATAATGATTAAAATAGACGTAAAAGTTACCCGTGAATGGAATGTTCAAGAGTGGAAAAGTTATTGGTTCAAAAGCTTTAAATGTTTTAACGTGCAAATAGTCAAAGATACTACACAATGGGTTCGCTTCCATATGGTTTATCGTTTTAAAACTTTTATCTTAAATGTTAACCTACTTGGGTATGAATTTGATTTATACATATGATTAACAATTGGTTTCCACCTGATGATGATGAACCACCATTCTTGATGCCTGGTGAATTAGACCGCATGAAGCAAGAAGCTCGTGCTAAAATGCGAGGTCGCTCAGGTCAATCACTTGAAGATGCTATTAAAACAGCACTAGACCAACCACCAGTTCCAATTATATTGAAAGACCCAACAAAAGAATGATACTCTCAACCTACGAAGAAGGCAATAAATTAGCCAATGTCTGTTTGCAACAAGGCGAATGGGTAGTTATGATATATGAGAATGACCAATACCTTGAAACACTTGTAGCAACCTCCGAATCAGAGGCTGAAATAATTGCTGAAGATTATGTCATGGGTGTCAAGTGAGAATATATTTAAGGAATTTACCAGTAGAGGATGAATTAAGAAATAAACCATTGGTTGGTTCATTTTATCATGCTAAAAACGGTAAATTTTCCCGTGAGGTATTTTCAACCTATGGTATTGCCAAGAAATGTTATAATGACCTTGGTGAAGCCTGGACAGATAACGAAGAATTTTATTTTGAGGTGAATGAATAATGTTTATGTTTGATGTGGAGACACTTGGTAAAGAATCCAATTCTGTCATTTTATCCATGGCCTGTATTCATTTTGACCCCGATGCCAAACCATCACCACAGCAGCTAAGAGATAATACCTTTTTCTGTAAGTTTGATGCCGCTGACCAAATCCAAAGACTAAAAAGAACCGTGGGTAAAACCACTATGGAATGGTGGGCAAAACAATGTGAAAATGTCCGTATTAAATCATTTAAACCTAACCCAGCCATTGATGAGAGGTTTGAAGAAGGCTATGAAAGAATGAGGCGCTGGGCTAACAGTAAGAATGAACCCGATTCATATGTATGGGCTCGTGGTAATTTAGACCAATTAGTCCTAGATTCTATGGAAGAACAGTTGACCATAGAACCTATATTCCCATTTAAAAGATGGCGAGATGTAAGAACCGCAGTAGATTTTCTCACAGGCACAACCAACGGGTATTGTAAGGTAAATTATCCAGGTTTTGACCCTTATTTACATATTACCAAACATAACCCAATTGATGACTGTGTGTTAGATGTGATGCAATTAATTTATGGAGTAAAAGAAAATGTTTGAATTTTTGAATCAAGTAACCAATACAATTGAAACCTTATTAGAGAAACCAGGTGCGTTATATACCAAATATGTGCCTAAATTTATCAGGTTCATTCTATACCCAATCAGTCAGGTCGGTCTATTAATTCTTATACTAGGCG